GGCAATCATAACATTGCTTATTTTGTTGAACCAATTAAACCTTGGGTATTGAATGCAGGTAACGCTGGGATAATTAAAGGATTTGCTAAAAGTGTAGATACAGACAAATGGAACATGATACCTATTGAATTATACATTGATGAAAATGTAAAGATGAAAGGTCAAATAGTCGGAGGTATTCGAATCAAGCCAGTTCAACCAACTATCAAAACAAAGCTTGTATTTACAGAATCAAACTTTGAGAAAGCAAAAGCGGCAAAGGCAAGCATTGAGAAAATCAAAGCAGCTTATGATTTAACGCCAGAAATGGAAACTAAATATCTTGATTATGTCGGAGCAGCGTAGTAATGAATGGTTTGATTTGCGATTAGGCAAGTTCACATCATCAAGGATAAACGATTTGATGGGCGTTAAGGGATTAGGCAAGACAGGCGAAACCTACGCTTTTGAATTAGCTTGTGAGATTGTGAACGGTCGTAACTTAGAAGATGATTTTATATCATTTGATATGCAACGAGGCATTGAACTTGAACCGTACGCATTTGAAAAGTTTGCCGAAATTATAGCCGAGGACTTTTTAACAGTTGAGAAGTGCGGATTTATTGAATGGAGCAAGAACACCGGAGGCAGTCCAGATGGTTTGGTTTCTGATGGTTCAGTACTTGAAATCAAATGTCCAAAGCCTAATAAGTTTTTTAGGTTGGTTTGTGATGGTAATATAGACCAATGCTATATTGACCAGATGCAACATCAAATGATGGTTACAGGATGTCAACAAGCTTACTTCTTTAACTATTGCATATACAACGGTGAACCTTTGCATCATAAGATTTTAGTAGAAAGGGATGAACAACGTATTAAATTAATGGTTAATAGATTAGATGAAGCAGTAGAAATTAGAAACAAATTTGTAGAACAATTAAATAATAACAAACAATGGAAGCAATCAAAGTAAAAGGTAAAGTAGTTTTTGTAGGTCAAACGCAAGTAGTTGGCGAAAAGGAATTTAAGAAACGTGAGATCGTTTTGGAATTAGATGGTAATCCTAATTATCCTGATGAAGTAGCATTCGAAGCTACGAAGGATAAATGTGATGAGCTTAACGGCGTTAGCATTGGTGATGAAGTTGAATTACATGTGAATCTTAAAGGTCGCAAATGGACTAATAAAGAAGGTGTAGATAAATGGTTTAACACATTAGCTATCTGGAAAATTAACGTATTAACAAGTAACGAACCTATATTTTAAATCTAATTTCCCTATCATTAATTTGGTAGGGATTTTTTATTTTAAATTATGTTTGTTTGTTTGATTTATTAATTATATCTTTGTTTTAACAAAAAGGAAAAGAATATGAATAATTGGAAAGAAAAACTATTATTATTGAGCGTTAACGGCTCATTTATAGCAGATGTCAAGTTTTATGATACTTTGATGTCAACAAGAAGGAGAATCACCAGAACAGATGACTTAAACTGGGAGATTAAATTAGGTAATAACAATGTTAAAGTAACAAGGATAAGATGAACGAAGTACTAAACAAAGCCTTAGCCTTATCTTACATTCATTCTAAGATTGCGGTAAAGAATCTGGAGTTTGCACAACACGAATTAAAGCTTATCAAAGACGAGAAAGCTGGACAGATGCAACATAGAACAGAAAAATTAATCGGGGCATTTAACAAGCTCTTTGCCGTAATGGAGAAACATAGCACTGAAGAAGTGGAATCTGAAATCAATAATATAATGGATCAATGTTGGGACTAACAATAAATCAAATAGCTTTAATAGACGCAAAAAAACAAGAGTTCAGCGTTAAGGAATGTATAAGTAGAGTAGCTTATAAAATGGGATTACATGACATCTTAGGAAGATGCAGAGAAAAAGAATATGTAACGGCTCGAATAATAGCTATTTATTTAATTCGTAAAAATACACGAATGAATTTAAAAGAGATTGGACACGTTTTTAATCGTGATCATTCGACTATTATTTATAACTTGCGCCAATACGATGCACTAACGCAAACAAAAGACAAATATTTTATGGACTGTTTAAAAAAAATAAGATGAGTTATAATAATTTTTTAGAAACAAAAAGAAAATCCTTTATAGAAAGTGGTTTTAAAATTGAAGAAAACAAACTAAATCCATTACTTAAAGACTTTCAAAAGTTTGGAGTAAAAACAGCATTATTTAAAGGGAGGTTTGCTTTCTTTTTTGATTGCGGATTAGGTAAAACATTCTCACAATTAGAATGGGCAAAACAAGTGTTTTTAAAAACAAATCAAAAAGTTTTAATACTTGCCCCATTAGCTATTGTAGAACAAACAAAAAACGAGGCTATTAAGTTTGGTATTAATTTAAATGCCTTTGATATTACTAATTATGATCAATTAAAAAACATTGATTGCAGTATTTATTCTGGTGTAGTTTTAGATGAATCAAGTATTTTAAAGGGAAGAGATGGAAAATTATCTTCATTAATTATTGAATCATTTAAATCAACACCTTATAAGCTTTGCTGTACCGCGACACCAAGTCCCAACGATCACATGGAGTTAGGTCAACACAGTGAATTTTTAGGAGGCATGAGCTATTTAGAAATGTTAGCTATGTTCTTCGTACATGATGGAGGCGAAACTTCAAAATGGAGGCTTAGAAAACATGCGCAAGATAACTTTTGGAAATATGTATCTGGTTGGTCTATGGCTATTGATAATCCAAGTAGTTTAGGATTTGATGGAGAAAGTTATAATTTGCCAGAAATAGAATATATTGAGCATATTATAAAAGTTGAAAACAAAAGCGAAAACTTATTTGGTGATGTTGCTGTTTCCGCAACTGATTTACATAAAGATTTAAACCGTTCATTTGATGAAAGGATAAATAAAACCTTAGATCTTGTTAATTCAAATGATAATCAATGGATTGTTTGGGGCTTAAAAAATCAAGAAACAGATACTTTATCTAAATTATTACCTGATAGCATTAATGTTCAGGGTTCTGACAGTCCAGAATATAAAGCAAAATATTTAAATGGATTTGCAAACAATAACTTTAAAACATTAATTACAAAGACGTCTATTGCATCATTTGGCATGAATTACCAACAATGTAATCAAATGGTTTTTATGTCTTACGATTTTAAGTTTGAAGCATTTTATCAGGCTGTAAGAAGGTGTTATAGATTTGGTCAAAAGAGCAAAGTAACGGTTCATATTTTAATACCAGAAAGCCAGATAAATGTAAGAGATACAATTTTAGAAAAAGAGAAACAACATTTTGAAAGAATCAAAGAAATGTCTAAATATTCTGCTGAATCAAACTATAAAAAAGCTAAATCAAAAGTGAATATCATGAACAAAGAAATTAAAACAAAAAACTACCATTTAATAAATGGTGACTGTGTACAAGAAACAGCAAATCTACCTGATAATTCTGCTGATATAGTCGTATTTTCCCCTCCATTTGCGGAGCTGTATGTTTATTCAGATAAAGAAGAGGACATGGGCAATGTTTCAGACTATAAGCAATTTGAACAGCATTTTAAATACTTAGTTCCGGAATTAAAAAGAGTATTGAAAAGCGGCAGAATGTGTGCTATTCATTGCATGGATTTACCTATACAAAAAGGCAAAGAGGGATATATTGGTTTGCGTGATTTTAGCGGAATGTTAATTAATTGGTTTCAAGATCAAGGTTTTATTTATCATTCAAAGGTTACTTTATGGAAAAATCCAGTGACTGAAATGCAAAGAACAAAAGCATTAGGATTATTGCATAAAACCATAAAAAAGGATAGTATTATGTCAAGGGTTGGTATTCCTGATTATGTTTTGTTTTTTAGAAATGAAGGCGAAAACGAAACTCCAATAACTCACCAAGATAAAGATAGTTCTAAGCCTGATTATTTACCTGTAGATCTTTGGCAAAAATATGCATCTCCTGTTTGGATGGATATTGATTATAGCAGGACTTTACAATATAGAAGCGGTAGAGATGGTAACGATGAAAAACATATTTGCCCGTTACAATTAGATACTATTGAAAGAATACTGCATTTATATTCTAATGAAGGAGAAACTGTATTTAGTCCATTTGGCGGTATTGGATCAGAGGGTTGTTCTGCCATCAAAATGAATCGTAAAAGTATATCTATAGAATTAAAGGAAAGCTATTTTAAAATTAATGAATCAAATCATAAGGCTTTTGATTTAGAAAAGAACAGCACTTTAACATTATTTTAAATATGATAGCATTAACAAAACTTAATAGATTAATAGATGAAGGTTTCTCGGTTCTCTTTGCGGATGATGCAAAACGACCGATTGGAAGCTGGAAAACATTGCAACAAGTAGCATACACTAAAGAGCAATTAGAACAAGCCTATTCAAATCCAAAGAATGCACTTGCTGGAATTATTACAGGATACAATAATCTGGAGGTTATCGATATTGATTTAAAAGTGTTTTCTTCATTATCAGAACAAAACGAGTTTTGGAATGAATATCTGCAGTTCCTTAAAGATAATATTGACGACTTTGATAAAAAGTTTGTTATCTACAAAACGAAAAACAAAGGCTATCATATACTTTACAGATGCCAAAAGTTAGCCGGTAACTGTAAGATAGCAAAGGTAAAAGATCATAAAGAAGCAGTTATTGAATCAAGAGGTATAGGTGGTTATGTTGTGATTTATGAAAACAATATCAGTAAGTTAACTTACACTGAAATTCAAGAGATAAGCGAGGAAGATCGTGATATACTTTGGAGCGTTTCAAGAACTTATAACTATGTCGAGGACATTAAGCCATTAGAACCAAAATCAGAGATTTTAAACGAGGTTACACCATGGCAGGCATACAACGCTAAACATTCAATATTCGATGTCATAGGCTTAGACTTTAAGATTGTAGCTGATTTAAAAGATAAGTATATCATAAAGAGGTATGGCGGTGAATCTCCACATTCTGGTTATGTTTACAAGGATAAGAACTGCATGTATTTATTCAGCACTGCAACGATTTACCCACATGAAAAGTTAATCAGTCCTTTTAGTGCTTACACGTTTAAAGAACACAACGGGGATTTTAAAGCAAGTGCATCAAAGTTGTATCATGATGGATATGGCACCAGGAGAAAGAGCGAGATTATAGAACGATCAAAAGAAATTGTAGCGGATTATGAACCTTTAGTTTATAACACAGACGATCTGATATTTCCTATTGATATATTTCCACTTCCGTTACAAGCTTACATGAACGAATGCAGCAAAACACTTGACGCTTCTATTGATTACATGGGTTGTTCTATGCTTTGGTTGTCATCGGTAATAATAGGTAATAGCATACAAGTCGAGGTAAAAGCTGGGTGGCGTGAAAATGTTACATTATGGATGGCGATAGTTGGTAAAGCTGGTTTAGGTAAAACACCTTCGATTAATAACATTATCTTCCCGTTATTGAAAGCTAATTCAAAACAAATAAAGGACTACATTAAGAAGTCTGAAAAGTTTAACGAATACAATGAGCTAAACAAAGACGAGAAAAAGCAGCATGAAAAGGTAAGTAAACCAACAAAGACGCAGTTTATTGCCAATGATATTACATTGGAGGCTTTGGTTGACTTGCATCAAGAAAGTAAGAACGCTGTTGGTGTATTTAAAGATGAATTAGCAGGGTGGTTAAAAGACATGAACAAATATAGAGCTGGTTCGGATCTTGAATTTTGGTTATCTACATGGTCGGGTAAGTCGGTATCATTAAATAGAATGTCAAGAGCTGGTTCTTTTGTTGAGAATCCTTTGATTCCGGTACTTGGTGGTATTCAGCCTTCTATCTTTAATACCTTTTATACAGATGAAAACAAAGAAAACGGGTTTATGGATAGAATGCTTTTATCTTATCCTGATTTAGTTATAGAATCTTACAACGATAAAGAAATTAGCGAAAGTAAAATTCAATGGTATTCAGATTCTATCCTTTCGTTTTATGAATCAATAAAAGCGAATGTTGTTAAGTATTCTGACGATGGAGAAATTATCCCTAATGTAGCTAAGTTTAGTGAAGAAGCTAAAACGGAATGGAAAAGAATATTTAACGAGATTACCGAAATACAAAACGATGATAATGAAAATGAGTACATGAAATCTATGCTACCAAAGCAAAAGTCATACATCCCAAGGTTCGCATTATTAATCGATGTAATGGACAAATTCTTTTCGGATGACATATCGGACAGCTCGATGATTATAAGTCAACAGAGCGTCTTAAAAGCTGAAAAATTAAGCAAATACTTTATAGCTACAGCAAAGAAGATAAAAAGCAATTCAACAAAGGTAAATGAATACAAATCTATTATAGGATTGAACAAGGGTAAAAACAAGAAGCAACAGTTTTTAGAACTATACAAAGCTAATCCAGACGTTGATATCAAGGAGGTTGCATTGCTTTTAAATGTATCGGTTCAATCAGTTTATAACTATTTAAAGCAAATAAAATGACCAGAGTAATAAATTTCAGCGGAGGTAAGACTTCCGCATTGATGACAATCTTATTAAAACCAACTGATGATGATATTGTGTTGTTTACCGATACCGGCAGAGAACATCCTTTGACTTATAAGTTTATAGATGACTTTTCAATTTATGAGGGAATTAGAGTTCATAAAATATCTTATAATGGAGGTTATGAAGCTATGGTTAAAAAGGGTAATTTCTTACCTAATCAACAAATGAGAATCTGCACAACAGAATTAAAAATAAAAACTGCTAAACGATGGTTAAGAGATCAAGGAATACAAAAATTTGATTCTTATATCGGATTTAGAGCAGATGAGGAAAGACGAGTAATTGGTTATAAACAATACCATAAAAAAGTTAATCCTAATTTTCCATTATATGACATGGGCATTAAGAAGCAAGATGTAGAGCAGTATTGGTCAATTAAAAGATATACTTTAAATGTACCTTCAATTTTAGGTAATTGTGACTTATGTTTTCTTAAAGGAAAGGCGGCTATTATTACCATATTACAACATTATCCAGAACTTGCGGATAAATGGATTGCAGATGAAGAAGCTATTGGTGCAACTTATTTTAAAGACTATTCTTATAAACAACTTTTAAATATTGCAAATAAACAATTAACCTTATTTGATTTAAAAGACCAGCTACCAGCTTATAGTTGTTCATGTACTACTTAACTAATAGTTAATTAAAGTATTTTAAAGCATTTTAAAGTCTTTTAAAACTCAAAAACGATGTTTGCGAATACTTTAAGCATGATTTTAAAGAGTTTTAAAAGAAATACTTTAAAATGTTTTAAAAGAATAAAAAAAAGAAAAATAAAAAATAATTTTTAAAAAAAAGATTTTAAAAGAAAAGCTTTAAAAGTGGCTTGTTGATAGTTTAAACGCAATAAGTTGCTTTAAAATACTTTAAAATACTTTAAAATGCTTTAAAAAGGTTTAAAACATTGATTATGAAAGAGTTAAGAGGATATCAAATAGATAATTCTATAAAAGCATCTAAGATATTACAAGATTTAGGTATAGTTTACCTTTCTATGCAAGTAAGAACAGGTAAGACTGTTACTGCTTTAGAGATATGTAAATTGAACGGATACGAAAAGGTATTATTTCTTACAAAGAAAAAAGCTATCGATAATATTAGATCTGATTATAAAGATTTTGGCTATAAATTCGATTTATGGGCGATCAATAATGAATCCCTACACCTGATAAAAGATAATGATTATGACTGTATCATAATGGATGAGGCGCACAGATTAGGTTCTTATCCTAAGCCTTGTAAAATGGCAAAGGATTTAAAGAAACGTTTTGCTGATAAACCTATCATATTTCTATCTGGAACACCAACACCAGAAAGCTATTCACAAATCTATCACCAGTTATGGGTATCTAACAGTTCACCATTTAAAATGTATGGTAACTTTTATAAGTGGTGTAAGACATTTGTTAAGGTAAAACAGAAATATGTTTCTTATGGTTTGTGTAATGATTACTCCGATGCAAATAAGACGCTTATAGACACTTTCATTGGTAAGTATATGATTACATACACACAGGAAGAAGCTGGGTTTACAAGCGTTATAAATGAGCATGTACTGTATTGTGACATGAATGATAAAACACATTCAATATGTAAACGTTTATGTAATGATTTAGTAGTGCAAGGAATGACAGAGGTAATACTTGCAGATACACCGGTTAAGTTGATGCAGAAATTACATCAGCTTTATTCCGGAACAATTAAATTTGAATCAGGTAATAGCATGATAATGGATTATTCAAAAGGATTGTTTATTGTTGATAAATTTAAAGGTAAAAAGATAGCTATATTTTATAAGTTTAAAGAAGAACTAAACCTATTGAAATCTTGTTATGGTGATATGTTAACAACGGATTTAGAGGAGTTCAACACTACGGATAAAAATATAGCTTTACAATTTCTATCGGGCAGAGAAGGCGTCAGCTTAAGAGAAGCAGATTGCCTTATTGCATTTAATATTGACTTTAGTGCAACAACTTATTTTCAATTTAGAGATAGATTAACCTATAAAGATAGGGAAGAAAATAATTTATATTGGATTTTTTCAAAAGGAGGTATTGAAGAAAAGATATACAAAACAATTATGTTAAAAAAAAATTATACATTATCTTATTTTAAAAGGGAATATTTATAATAATTTTATTATATTTGTTTATGGAAAAATGGAAGTCAATTAAAAATTACGATGGAATTTATGAAATAAGTTCTTATGGTAGATTAAAAAGAATATTGAAAAATAGAAAGTATAGAGATTATCAAGAAAAAATATTAAATCCATGTCTTGATAAAGATGGGTATTTTAGAACTATGCTTACTGATGCAAATAAAAAGAAAAAATCATTAAGAATTAATCGATTAGTTGCAATTACTTTTTTAATTAATAATGAAAATAAACCATGTGTAAACCACATAAATGGAATAAAAACAGATAATAATGTTTCTAATTTAGAATGGTGTACTGTTTTAGAAAACAATATACATGCTATTAAAAATGGTTTATCAGGTCAGGCTCCAGGAGAAAAACATCATATGTCTAAATTAAAACAAAATGAAGTTTTTAGTATTAAAGATTTATATTTAAAAAAAAAACTGAATCAAAAAGAATTATCTTTATTATTTAATATATCTCAAACACAAATTAGCAGAATAGTAAATAATCAAAGATGGAATAAATTTTAAAAAGGAATATGTCTAAACACCAAACAAAAACTATTAAGAAGTACGAAGCTGATGGATGGTTTGTGATTAACTTGATTAAGACTAACAAGAACGGAATACCTGACTTGTTATGTCTTAAGTCTGGTGAGGTTCCTTTGTTTATCGAATGCAAAGAAAAAACAGATACCGTTAAACCATTACAGCAATATATGATAGATTTACTTAATAGTCTAGGATTCAATGCAATGGTAAGTAAAGCGAATGTTTAAAACTTAATTATAGATTAACAAATATTATTTTATACATTTACAATTATGAAAGACAAAATAGTTATTCAGTTAATTTAGATGATGATGAATAATATCTACGCTAAACATTTACATTGGATTAAACAAGTCGAGAAGTTCGGGGAGTTTGCCTATGCTGAGGATATAGTTCAAGAAGCTTATATTAAAGTACATGGTAAGGATATAAACGAAGCCTACTTTTATTTTACGCTTCGTTCTCTTACAATGGACTTGCACCGTAAGAAAGTGATTAAGTTAGAACTAACAGATCAAGTATTAAACATACCAGAAAATATAGAGGTTATTAATGATGTATCACTTTACTTTGACTACATAGATACCTGGGACTGGTACGACAAGAAAATGTTTCTTACCTATATTAACAATAAAATGTCAATGAGACAACTATCCAAAGAGTTAGGTATTACATTTAGCTCCGTTTATAATACATTAACGAATTGTAAAAACAAACTAAAACAATGGCAAAAAGAAAACCATCAAGAGGATTAGGTGACTCTATCGAAGCAGTCACTAAAGCAACAGGCATTAAGAAAGTAGTTGATGTCATATCAGATTTAACCGGTATTGATTGCGGATGTGAAGAACGCAAACTATTACTTAATAAGTTGTTCCCTTACAGAAAACCAGAGTGTTTAAATGATGATGATAAAAATTATTTAAAATCATTTTACGAAAATAACGTTAATGTATTAACACCTATTGTGCAACGTGAGTTAAGTAAGATATATCTTAACGTGTTTAAGGTCAATCTGGAATCATCTAACTGTTCATCATGTTGGAGGGATTACGTTTCACAATTAAGAAAGGTATATGATGCAAGTGTATGATAGGAATATATAAAATACAATCAAAAAAAATTATAGATAGAATATACTACGGTAGAACTATTGATTTTGATAAAAGAAAACAACAACATATTATTTTATTAAATAAAAATAAACATCATTCTATAATTTTACAAAATCATGTAAATAAATATGGTATAAATGATTTGTTTTTTGAATTAGTAGAGATTTGTAGTATTAAAGATTTAGAAGTAGTAGAACAAAGATACCTTGATTTAAATAATTATTTTAATGTAAGTAAAAGTAGTCTTGGAGGTAGAGGAACTAAAAACATAACAAATATAAAAAAGTTACCTATAGATGAAAAAATAATTATATTAAAAGATTTAATTTCAAATGGAGATATGGATGCCATAAAATATTATCTTGAATTAAGATATGGAAAACCTAAAAAAATGAATGATAATCAAATGAAAAAATTAATTATTTTTATGAGTAGTTTGAAACATTCAAATTAATTTCAAATGGATAAAAAGAATACACATGGAGGGGCAAGAGCTAACGCAGGAGCTCCAAGAAAAGCAGATGTAGAGCAAAGCAATGCAATATTTTTAACTGCTATCAAAGAGGCTAAAAACGTTGATAATGATTTAGATGCAAGAAAGGAATTTGCAAAAGAGTTGTTAACATTTGAACGTGGCAAAATGTTTATAGCAGAACACTTGTTTGGTAAGCCGGATCAAAATATAAATCAAAAATTAGACATCAACACATTTAATATTAATGATGTGTTTAAGATTAAATGATTGAACTTAACAATAAATATCAAGCGTTAAATAATGATACCAGATTCTTTGTAATTACTGGAGGGCGTGGTTCGTCTAAATCTTTTGGTGTTGGTACCTTTGCGTCTATCTTGTCATTCGAATCAGGACATAAGATTCTATTTACAAGGCAAACAATGACATCAGCTCATTTGTCTATCATTCCGGAGTTTCAAGAAAAAATAGGATTATTAAATGCTCATGATTATTTTGATATCACAAAGTCAGAGATCAAAAATAAAGCATCAGGAAGCGAGATAATATTTAGAGGTATAAAGACTTCAAGCGGTGATCAAACTGCTAACCTTAAGTCATTACAAGGCGTTACAACCTGGATAATAGACGAAGCTGAGGAACTAAACGATGAGTTAATCTTTGATAAGATAAATCTATCTATCAGACAGAAAGGAATCCAGAACAGAATTATATTAATACTTAACCCAGCAACCAAAGAACATTGGATTTATAAACGTTTCTTTGAGCAGGAAGGAGTTCAAGAAGGATTCAACGGTATCAAAGGAAACACAACCTACATTCATACTACCTTCAACGATAACATAGAAAATTTAGATAAGTCTTTCTTAGATGAAATTGAAAGGATCAGGTTAAACAATCCAAAGAAGTACGAACATCAAATACTTGGAGGATGGTTAGATAAAGCTGAGGGTGTTGTGTTTACAAATTGGAAGTTTGGCGATTTTAATCCTGATGGATTGCAAACTTCTTTTGGATTAGATTTTGGTTTTTCTATAGATCCAGATTCACTTGCTGAGGTAGCAATCGATAAGGCTAAAAAGATTATCTATGTTAAAGAACATATTTATGAACGAGGTATTAAGACGCATATATTGGCAGTCATGTTACGGGATAAATGCCAACGTAATTTAATAATAGCGGATAGTGCAGAACCTCGATTGATAGATGATTTAAAACATGCAGGTATAAATATACAAGCAGTTAAGAAAGGAACTATTGAAAGTGGGATTATTAGGATGCAAGATTATACTATAATTGTTGATCCAGATAGTTCTAACATTGCTAAAGAGTTTAATAATTATGTTTACATCAATAAGCAATCTAAGCTTTATCTTGATGATTGGAACCATTTAATAGATGCTATTAGGTACAATGTGATATTCCATTTAGACAATCCCCATCGAGGAACGTACGCAGTATATTAAAAAAAAACAATACCATCTTTTTACGTTTATAAGATAACATGAAAATTACAATACCAACAAGTTTAAACGAAATCAAGTTGCATCAATACCAAGCCTTTTTAAAGGTATCAAGTATTGAAGGGCAAACAGAGGATTTCCTTAAACATAAGATGATTCAAATCTTTTGTGATGTTAGTCTAAAGATTGTTATGCTAATGTCTTTTAAAGATGTTGAGGAGATAAGCGCAAAGATAGGTTCTTTGTTTACGGATAAGAATAAGCTGGTTAATAAATTTAAGTTAAACGGTGTTGATTATGGCTTTATTCCTAATCTTGATAATATGTCAGCAGGTGAGGTTATAGACTTAGATGCTTACATTTCTGATTGGCAAAAGATGCACCAAGCGATGGCAGTATTATTTAGACCGGTTACAAAAAGTTTCTCAGATAGGTATTTGATTGAGAAGTACGAAGGATCAGATAAGTATTCCGATGTATTAAAGGACATGCCATTAGATGTTGCTTTAGGCGCAATGGTTTTTTTTTGGGATTTAGGCAAAGACTTAGTGAACAGTACGATGTCTTATTTAGCGGCGAATCCGGAGGTGGAGAATATTCTGAACAATCACAATTTGGAAAACGGTGGGGATGGTACGCTTCTATCTATGGAGCAGCTCAAGGAAACATTCTCCGATTTGATGAAGTCACCGAATTACCAGTACATAAGTTCTTAACATACTTGACATTTGAAAAGCAAAAGGTTGATTTGGAAATGAAGATACTTAAAAAGAAATGACAGTAAATGAAATGGTTGCACATGTACAATGTTACATTCATATCATGACAGGTCAACAAGTCAACATTAAGATAGTTAACCATGGAGATATATTCAAACTAAAGGATGCTTTTAAAATAGCGCAAAATTGGATGCAAATTAATTGTAAATAAATGAACGGATATTACTATATCATCAACACGTTAAAGGATTACATCAAGTTAAATGGATTTACCAATACGGTAACTACCGGTAATATCTTTGATGTTGATTTGGCAAAGCAGACTATATTTCCGTTAAGCCATATCATGGTAAACAATGCTGTGATAAATGAGAACACAATCGCGTTAAACGTATCTGTTTTGTTTATGGATATAGTAGACGAAAGCAAGTCTTTAATTACGGATACATGGCTTGGTAATGATAACGAAGAAGATATTCTTAACACGCAGCTTGCATTATCAAATCGTTTAGCTTCGGATTTATTAAGAGGGGATTTATATAGCGCATTAGTACAAACAACGGCACCGGTAAATTGCGAGCCTTTTGTAGATAGGTTTGAGAATAAACTTGCAGGCTGGACTATGACTTTCGATGTGATAGTACCAAATGACATGACTATTTGTTAACGTTCAAGTATTGCCGTCAGGTGGGGCTTTATACCACTAATGTTTAATTGAAAAATGAAATTTAATATGACCACAAATTTTGATTTAGAAAACGAAAACCCCACTTGCGGCAATAAATTGTTACCTGCTGTGCTTATTTGCGATTGCAGTAGCCGTGAACATAAAATTATCATTGAACACGATAATGAAGATAACTTAACCTATTGCCATATTCACTTAGTAAAACAC